TCAGGCCGCTTCCTTGAACCCGAACTTTGGTGTTAGGGTCCGGGCTAACAAGCGGGCCCCCTCATTCAGATGGTAACCGCGACACTCCCATTCCCTCAATGCGATATTATCGTCAGAAATCTTAGAGATCATCTGACGATAGAGCGGGTCATTTACGCAATCGGTAATTTCGCTGACTGTATCACACGCCTGCACCAAGTCATGGGCCAAATTTTTTAGTGCAATCGGGGAGAAGTCTTCTGGTTTTGCGTCGCGAAAGTCATAGTAGAATTCTACTCTGTCGAAAAATCTATCCTTAGCCTGCATCATGCGGCCTCACTGACCAGATCGCTCATAAGTGTTTCAGCTACGGAAAGCGGCATATCGGTTCCGCTAAGCAGCTTACCTTTGCGTTTGTCGCCATAGGCAACAGTTAGAACCCCAACAATGATAGAAAACTTTCCGATAGCGGCGCGCCCGGAGGGGAGGCGATACACGATTGTTCCCTTCACTCCAAAGTCGGACATTCCGCCGGGTCGAGGATCATAGACAGCAACGATTGCTGTTTCGGGGGCAACAGGGCTTGTGTTCTCGTTGCTCTGCGTATAACGTCCAGTGTTATTCAGCATGGATCTTTCTCCTAGTTTGATCCTACGTTGGGGCGCGATGGTCGTCACATCGCGCCAGTTACCCCCGAATCAAGCGATGCTTCGGGAAATCCTCTATTGAACAGAGTGCAAGCGCTTGTCGCATGGATCATTTGCGGATTCGCGATTGTGGTCCATTCTGTTGTATTTTTGCAACTTTTTAGGCCGTTTGACGCATTCCACGCAGCCGGCGCTTCACCTCTGCGACCTTCCAGCGGTGGTCGTCCTTGGCTTCCTCTCTTGCCACGTCGTCCGCGCAATATCGCGGGGCAACACCAGCGCTCACAAGCGTCATGCAGATTTCGTTGTGCAGATCGGTGCCGGTCGTGGTCATGGCGCGAATGACGGCGGCTTGCAGGTCAGCGACAAGCGCGCCGAATTTTTCATCCGGGAGATAGGTGGTTGCGGCGGTCATGGCGTCCCTCGTTTGGTTCGGATGCCAAGAATCTATGTCCGCGCCGACTCGGGCGTCAAGAATAAAAATTCAATAAAATCAATATGTAAGTGCTTACTTACCTTTCGGGTCCGATAGCTAAGTGGCTGGATAGCTGCTTAGCTAAAACGCCTTCCGATCAGAAGGCGTCCGCATAGCGGCCTATTCCTTGGTGATCTTCGCCGCCTTCTTGAATTGGTAACGTTCCCGCTCACGCTGTCGTTTTTGTTCAGCCCGATCTTCGGCGCTACGATGTTCCCATGCGCGCGCGGGTTTGCCGTCCCGTTTCTTGGTGCGGTATCGCTTCGAGCGTTCCGCGCTCAGGATTGCACCTTGAACGTCCGGGGGTTGTGCGCAGAACTGCGTATAATCGTCGCGAGACCAGCCGTAACGGGCCTTGTAATTCCGAAACTTGGCTTCATCAGCGGCAAGGCGCTTTACCTCTCGCGCCGCCTCCTTTTCGACTGCCAGCTTTTCGAGATATTGGCGCGCTATTCCGACATGAAGGGCGCGAAGATCACTTTCATCCGAGGTTTCGGCGGGCGCTGCGACTTCCGCAAGCATCTGTTCAACATGAGCAATTTGTGCCTTAGTGCAGGCCCCGCCTTGCGGGTCGGAATCGGACATGGTAGAGAACCTTCATCGTTGAGGGACGATTATTTTTTGGGGGTCAGCGTTGGCGCGCTGGCCCCCTACCTCATTTCTGGGCATGGTCGATCTGGTCGGCCAGATCGTTGTTGATGTCAAGATTTTTCTGCCAAACCGTCACGCGCTCCATATATAGTATATATCTTAAAAGAAGTTCTTATAACTACCGAGAGCGTGACGGTTTGGCAGAAAATCCTTCGGGCCGATACTCGCCGCCTACGGCGGCTCCCTGCGCCTCGCGCCTTCGGCGCTCGTTGCTGGCCTCGCGCTTCGCGCTCGGCTCGTGGTTTCAGGATTTCCCATCCGAGGAAGTGAGGGGAAGGTAGGAACACGCTTCCCGTCCTCGGTCGTAAAAGCCCCGCGCCCGGTTCCACAGAACCACAGAACCACCAGAGGCGTTCGTGCCGTCACAGACTCGCGGAGAGAGTCACCCAGACTCCCCGGCTGGTTTTCCGGTCCAACTCCACCCCAAACGCGGAGAGGCCGCTCCACGGCCTTCTCCGCGAGTCTTACGTCATAGGTGTGAAATTCTCCACCAGCGTCGCGGTGAACTTGGCGGGCGCGCCGTAGGTCGAACCCCATTCCTCGCAAGTCCACTTCCGGGTGACGCCTTCCACGGGGTGCGTGTAGTAGAACGGGATATAGCCGCCCTGACCCGTAAAGAAGCTGTCCAGCGCTGCCGCCTGTTCCGGCAAGAGGCCTTCCCATTTCAACGTGAGGGTGCGCCGGATGTGATTAAGGCCCTTCGGCGATGCCTGGGTATAGCCATCGCCAAACTCCGCCTTGTTCAGAGAGACGCGGGGCGTGTTGGTCGTTCCGGGCGAGGGCGCGACGGCGGGGTTGAACGTGTGTAGGGTCATCTCGTTGTCCTCATCATGCCGCCGGGGCGCATCTGTTGGATCATCTCTTGCTGGATCAGCGCGCGCATGGCTGCCTCGGTCTGTCGGGCAACTTGCTCGGCCAGATCGGCGTTGGCTTCGGGCGTTCCGCCAGAGGCATTGACTGTCACATGGGATGCGAGATTAATTTCAGGTGCCTTCCCAGAGGCTCCAGATTGAGCGCTGGCGGCTTGTGCGATCTTTCCGGTGTCACCTACCAGCCCGCCCGAGGCATAGCCCCGTAGCGCGCTCTGGTGGAGTCTGTCGAGATTTGCAGCCCCGAGGCGCTGGACGGTCGCTTTCGAGAACACGAATTCGCCGCGATGAACGATCCCGGCAGGTTCGAATTTGTCACCGTGGCCGGTGTAGCCGCCAGAGGCAAACCCGCCGGACAAGAGTTTGCCCACCCATGTCGCAGCACCAGCACCCGCGCCACCGGCCCCGAACAGACCCGCGAACACCTGATTGAATTGCGCCTCGGCCAATTTCAACAATAGATTGGAGAGGGCTTGCTCGGCAGACTGTGAGCCGGTCAAAATGCTGGTGAACATTTCCGAGAGAGTTTGCGCGCCACGCTGCCCGGCATCCTCGATCAGTTTCAATTTCGCGGCGGCATCCTCGGCGCTGTTTCCGGCGCTCACGTATTTTTGCGCAAGCTGGTCAATCTCATCGGTCAATTCCGGCGTGATCTCTTTGCCCGCTTTTTGTGCAGCGGTCAGCAGTTCGGCCTTTTTGCGCGCCAGTTCGATTGCATCCGCGTATTCAGAACCCGCAGCAGCGGCGGCAAGCAACGCAACGCCCTCGGCCTCAAGTTCTGCGATCTGTTGTTTGGTCGAGGCAAAGGGATCGGTGGCGGCCTTTGACGCACCTGATTTTCCCTTGTTCTTGCTGCCGCCCGAACCGCTATCAGGAACGACAGCGCCGGAACCGCTCGGCGCTACCCATTCGTCTGACTTCGGCTTCCAACTGGGAGGGGTGCGCTTCTGCAACTCGGCGATGATTTGATCTTCCTCGTCGTTCAAGTCCTTCATCTGTTGCCGGATGCGCTTCCGGTCGCGCTCAAGGATCACCTTGCCAAGCCGGTCATTCAAGGCGACTTTGGATTTCATGATTTCACCCTGCCGGGCCTGCAAGGTTTCATCGCGCTGGTTCTGGAAGGACCGGAAGCCGTCGAGAAAATCCGAGAGTGAAGAGGCGGCGCTGATGATCGCGGATTTCAGCGCCACGCCCACCGTCTGCGAAACGGTCGTGAATTCTCGGTTCAGCCGCTCTGCCTTGGCGATCAGGTCATCCGACATGACGATGCCAAGTTCAGAAGCGCGGTTCTTCGTGGCCTCGATCTTTTGCGATCCCTGTTCCAGCAGCTCCACAAACCGTTCGCCGCCGGTGCCACCGAACAGCTCGTCTGCGATACGGATTTGCGCGGCCTTGTCCAATTGCTCAAGGCGTTTGAAGATTTCTTGAAGCATTGCATCCGGGTCTTTCAGCTTCTCGGCCACGTCCTGTGCGCTGAATCCGAGGCGCTGGAATGCTTCGGCGGCTGAACCCTTGCCCGTCACCGCAAATTCATCGGCGCGCAGGTTCAATTCCTTGAGGCCGTCCACAAGGGCATCAACCCCGATCCGGTTCTGTTCCGCGACGAATTTCCACTCCTGAAACGATTTCGCGGAGACACCGGCGCGCCTTGCCTCATTGCCGACATTGGCGATTTCCGTGGACAGGCGCTGGACAGCAGAAATACCTTCGTTGATGCCTCCCACCGCCAGACCGCCAAGCAAGCCGCCAGCGAAGGGCACGGCGAATTTCGACAGCTTGGCGAAGGATGCAGCCATCTTGTCGCCCACGCCGCCATAGGCGGCGCTCATGCGATCGGCGGATTGTTTCGCCCGCCGTTCCATCTCGTCCGAAGCACGGCGTTGCGTTTTATTCGCTTTCGAAAGGCCGCGCTCAAGTTTGGTCTGGCGCACTTCAAGGTCGATCAGAAGACCTTTGATTTCGGTGTCACTCATCTGGGAAACTCACTCGTTACAGGATCATCGACAGCCCGAACACATCTGGGCTGTCATATCGGGATTTTGCGTTATGGGCGACAACAGCCCGTGAAACGGCCATCGTAGATGCAATAGCGGCGTCGATCTTTCCGGTGGATCTCGCCTTGTGTGCCCTCACGAGACCGGATTGCGCGTTCGTGCTGATCGCGACAGCATCAAAGTGCGACCGCAAGACCGGGTCGCCATTGTGCCGGATCAGTTCGCCATTCACTACGCGGATCAGGTTTCCGATTGCCTCGGACATGACCACCGCGCTTTGTGGGTGGGCAAAGACTGGCAAGCCCGCGTCGGCCAAGTGCTGCATCAGGACTCGCGCAAGGGCGGGGTCCACGGCGATCTCCTGCACGTCATAGCGGGCGCAAAGGCCAGCGACATGATCCTCCACCGCCTTCACGTCGATCACGCCACCGGGGCAAAGTTCAACCAAACCCGCGTCCGCCCATTCCTGATATGGCGCGCGGTCGCGGTCGGACTTTTGCTTGATATTACCCCCAATCGGAACGAAACACCTGTTGCGCAGCGTCACCTGCCCATCAGGGTGGCGGAAGGCAATGGCAACGGCGGTCAGGTCGCCCGTTTGGCTCAGGTCCACACCGACATAGGCCGGAAGCTGTTCGAGGTCTTTCTCCTCATCATCGAATTTGCGCCGGTCGTAAGACGGCATGTCAAACAACGGGTCGCGCGAATTGGCTTGCCAGATATTCAGGTTGTATTGCCTGAAACTCGCAAGTTCCGAAGGATTGCCCTCGGCCTCTTTCGCCAGCGCGCGCAAGCCCGACAGCGACGGGAAGCCATATTTGAGGCCGGGATTGACCTTGTGCCAGACCGCTTCATCCTGCCAGTCGTCATCAGGCTCGGCCATGAACAGGACCGGCAGAAACTCGGGGTTCACGATCTCGCCCTTTGCCACCTGCGTCGCATAGGTAAACTGATCGGCGGCAAGGCTGTCAGCACCACGTCCGGCAGTCGTGGCGATCACCATCAGCGTGTCGTCGGTCTTGGCTTGGCCGGACTTGATCGCTTCCCAAAGGTCGCGCCCGCGCCATGCGTGGATTTCGTCGATCAAGGTGAAACTCGGCGTCAGGCCATGCGCAGCGCCACCATCCGAGGCAAGGGCGGTCAGGGTGCTGCCGTCGCGGTAGGATGTCATCTGTTTTTTCGAGTTGAAGGCATCCCGAATTTTCACCGCGCGCATGAGGCGCTTGTCGGCGCGAATGATGTTTGCGGCTTCACGGAAGCCAATAGACGCCTGTTCCCGATCACAGGCGGCAAACAGCACCTGCCCGGCGGGGCGGGCTTCTGGTCCGAACAGATGCAAAAGCGATAGCGCAGCGGCAAGACTGGTCTTGCGGTTCCCGCGTGGCAGCAGAAGCATCACCGTTTTGACGATCCGCGATCCGTCTGGATTCCTCGGGCCGTAAATGCGACGCACGATCCGCTCCTGCCACGGATAAAGCTGAAACCTGTGGCCGGGTTCGGTGCTGGCCGGATGCCGAAGACGGCGCAGAAATTCAACGGCACGTTCCCCATGCCCGAGAGGGTCGGGGATCGGGCTGTTGTCATATATCCACGCGGGAAAGGTGCTGGCGGTCATCAGGTCACCGCCAGAGGATTATCCGCATCGTCGTCGTCATCCTGCACCGTGCCCATGCGCGCGCGGCTGGTCGGGGAAAGCCCGTATTCGGCGGCAAGTTGGCGGGCGGTCTGCGCATAGCGGATTTGAAGCCCGGCAAGTTTCAGATCAGGGATAGGGTTCAGCGCGAGAATTTCCGCGATCTGACGAACCGCGCCAGCAGCAACGCAATAGTTTTCGACGCCCGACAGATCGGCCTTTGTAACGACGCGCCGGGCGATCAGTTGGGGCATTACCCGCCGCCATTCGGTCTTCGCATAGCTGGACAGCCACGCGGGCGCGGGTGGCGCTTTGGTCAGCGCCTCATGGTCGGCAGACAGTCCGGGCTTAACCCCTCTCAAGTAAACACTCATGCCGCCACTGCCCGAAGTTCGAGGCCCTTCCGCCGTCCGATCTCGGCAATGGCGACGATGTTCCACGCCTTGCCGCCGTGGAGGATGCGGTCAGATACGGCCACGCCCGGCACCCACCGGATCAGGAACACGGCGGAATTGTTCGAGCCTTCGCCATAGTCGGCAAGAAACTCAGAGATGGACGCTTGCCGAAGTTCAGCCTTGCCCCGCGCGTAGGTCGTCCAAACTTGCGTGACCTTGCGTCCGGGCGTCATGGGGCCGTCGCTGGCCCGTTGCAGTTCGATCAGATGTTGAAGTCGGCCAGCCTGCATCAGACCCTCCACCGAAGAACAGCGTTCAGGCTGAACGCACCATGAACAAACGATTGTGCCGGGTCAGGGTCCGAAGCCCACGCCAGCACGGGCCGATCCCACGCGTCAATGGAGACGCCAGCCGCAACGGGTGCATCCATTAGCGCCAGCAGCACCGCGTTTGCGATCTCTTGCGCGGTGTCGGTGCCGTCCTGCACCACCCAGAGGTGAAGCGTCTGGCGCACCTCTGCGACGATCTGCCCACCGGACGCATGACCCAAGATCGTGACCTTGGACGGGCTAAACAGCAGGCTCGGCATTTCTTCGGGGCGCACACCAGAGGCGCGGATACGTTCCGGTGCGACATGGGCGGCAATGACCGGATCGGCGATCAGCGCGGAGGCAATGGCATTTTGCAGGGCGATGGTCGGGTCAGTCATTTTGAGCCGCCTTCTTGATTGCGCTGGTAACGGCGCGCTTCAAACGGCGCTCAATTCGCGGCTTGTTCAGCCGCCACGCGGGCAGAAGGAAGGGCGTTTCCGGCATCTTGCCCGTGCTTCCGCCGTCCTTGTGGTGGCGTTCCTCGGTGCCAAATTCGAGCAAATGACCCTGCCGTGCTTCCGGGGAACCAGCGGTCACAAACGATTGCAGGTCGCCCGCCGTGCGCCGTCCGCCATCGGCGGCGTAAGCGGGCGTGATCTCGTTCGGGCCGGTCGCCTCAATCGAGTCCGCCAGCTTGCCCGTGCGCCGGTGGGCGTTCGCCAGAGTGCGCGCATCATCCGCGACTTCCTCGGCGGACTTCACCAGAGGCGCGCGCAGGGCTGCGACGATCTCTTTCGGGATGCTCAGCAGGCGCTTTTGCAGGTCGAGCGATGATTGACGGGTCGCGCTCATGCTGCACCGCCTTCCGGCACATAGCCCGTCACACGCTCTTTCAGCGACGCCAGAAGGTCGAAAACACCGAAGGGAAGCTGATGAACGCTGGAAAAGCTGACGGCTTCGCGCGATTCATATTGGCAGGCGATCAGCAGAAGCGCGGCCTGCACCATCAGGGGATTGTCGGCGGTGAAGGGCTGGCCGGTGTAGGATGCGACGTAGGACTCGGCCACGTTCGCGTAATGTTCCAACAGTTCCGCGTCCCGGTCGTCGTCAATGTTCAGGTGCGCCCGGATCAGGGCAGGGGAGATGGGCATAACTCGTTACTCACAAGGTAGTTAACTTGTGAGTTATGTTACATCATAACATTCAGATGGAAAAGTTATATTCGGCGTGTCTTGTGTCGAGGACATGCCGCCGGTTTAGAAAATCACCGGACAAATTGAGAACCACCCCCCGCCGCCCGGTAATCTACATGCTTGAGCATCCTGCGCCGTGCGATATGGTCCGTTGTCTTGTCTCATGCCTTAGGACTGAAAATGGCACAATTCACTAACAGCGACTGGATTGCAGTAGCTGCACTAACATTGTCAGTGATAAACTCAATAGCTCAAGTCATAAGCCATTTCGGAAATAGACCGAAGATAAAGCTTGATGTGAGCGTTAAAAAAGATCAATTGAGCGGTGGATATTGTATACAGGCAACGGCCGTGAATATAGGACCAGTTCCAGCGGCTCTTATATCTGTGCGGGTGGAACGTCGGCGCCTTCCAATTTGGACAATTATGAAGCCGGAGGTTGTGTTGCCTATGCTGAAAGGTTTCAATGTCCGTGTATCAAATGGAGATTTTCCCGTGCGATTGGAGCAGGGTGGAGCACTAAAATTCACAATTACAGTTTTTCCAGATCAGATGAAGCAATTCAATAAGGGGTATGTGTTTTTGACAATTCCTGTCGGTCACGCCAAGATGCCGGTAGTTAAGAGGATTAAGCTGTTATGAGTGTGCGTCCCCGCAGGTTGTCGGGGCGCAATACATCCTCCATAGGCCAGCCCTTCATGAGCCGCGCATAGAGCGTCACCTTCTTTATCCCGGTGCGGATAGACCAGTCAGACAGGGACAGGCGTTCGCCGTTATGTTCGTATAGGGTGGGTGCGATGCCGGGACTTGATCTCTTATGCCTGATCTTGGTCGTCTTGTGCCTGCGGATGCTTTCCCGCTCGGCGGCTTCCTGTTTGGTCATCGTAACAGCTTCACCGATAGGCCAGCCGCGATTGATTCGACCTCGGATGGTGTCGCAACGGATTCCGGTCTTCTCTGACCATTGCCGGATTGTCAGGGTTTCGCCGTTGTAGGTATATGTTTCGGCTGTTCGTTTTGGTTTGGGTGGTTTCGGTTTCTTTGTGATGGCGTTCAGAGAGGTTTTCCGCTTCTGCCCTAGCAGTTCATCGACCGATGGGGCTTGTGCGATTTGAACCCTCATGCGGTCAATCAGGCATGGCATGTCGATACCAGCAAGCGAACAGACCGTTGAAAGGTCTTTGCTCGGCGTCGTCAGGTAGGACCGGGCGTGTTCTATGATCTGGGCTTGTAAGGCGCGGTGTGCCGGGTCACGGCTGGATGGCCCCAAAAGCGCATCATCAACGGCGCTCAGAAGAACGGCGCACCATAGATCAAGTTCGGACATTGGCGCGTTCCTGTCGCTGTTTCACGGAATTGTGGCAATGCGCACAGAGGGCTTGCAAATTGCGCCAGTCCCAAAACAACGCCTGATCGCCCCGGTGCGGTTTGATATGGTCAACATGCTCGGCGGTGTTCCCGCACATTTTGCAGAACGGATGCAGGCGCAGAAACTCGGCCCTTAGTTTCCGCCAGCCGCCGGTGTAGCCGCGTTGCGAGGATGAAGGCCGGTTCTTGTCGGCACGGCGCTTCCGGGCGCGTATGGCCTCACGCTGGCAAGTGCAGACCTCACCAGCGGGAACGATATTGCCACAACGGCAGAGACGGGGCGGGGCAGGCATGGGATTACCTCAGAAAGTTCGCCAGCACGTCCGAGGACGTGGTGTTGTCCTTCTTGTTGATGCTGACTGCGCCATTGATCATCATGCCGCCGGTGATGACCTCGCCGTAGGCAATCGGAACGATCCCGCCTTCGCGGGTGTCATTGGTCGGACCGGACATGGTGAAGGATTGCTTCGTCTCGCCCGCCTTCTGTTGCGGGGCGATCAGAGAGGCCGCGCCGGTCAGCGCCAGACCCATGCCCATCGCGCCAGTCATGCCGCCAAGGGTCATGCCCCCTTGCCACAGGGCCGTGCCCATAAGCGCGCTGCCGCCAGTCATCGCAGACAGGCCAATCAAGGCCACGCCTGCGATCACCTTGCCGACGCCGCCACGTTTCCGGCCCTTGGTGACGGGGATGATATGGATCGGCTTCATGGCGAGGTTGAAAGCTGGCATTTCCGTTTCATCGAGCGGCAAGCCGGTCTTGCGGTCATTTCCGACGATGACGCGGTAGTGACCATGACGGATCGTATTGAAAAAACGAGGGAAGTTGGCGCGCAAGGCGTCAATAGCTTCCGCAGCGGTTTCGATATTGAAGCGGTGTTCCCGGCCAAACTCTTTGGCGAGTGCGCCATATAGAAAAACGGTGTTCATGCTTGCGGCCTTTCAGGATGCAGGGGCAATAATGCCTCTACATCCAGTGTGGTGGTCTGTCGGGTGGGATGGGAAATCCCGGCTTGCCGGGAGTGGGGTTAAATCCAAGGCCACGGATAGAGCGTGGGGTGAGCCTTCACCAATTTGAAGTTCTTGATGCGGAACGTGGCATCGACCTCACCGGCCGCGTTGGTGTTCAGGTCAATTCGCGAGGTGACGCTACGGCTGGCAGAGCCAACCCAGTTCGACTTGAGCGGCATCCCCGGAGTTAGCGCCCGGTGTGTCCATGCGACATTTGCGCGATCCGCCCGGGTCACAGTGTCCGTGTTATTAGCAGGATATTGCAGGGAAGCAGTCCCGGTTGAGCCCGTGCTGAGTTCCCGGGAAACGTGTCCGTTTCCGGCGAAGCGCAGGAAGGCGGTAGACCAGCGCGCACCCTTGCTCCCGGCGTCGATTGTAAGGTCGGCATAGGTTCCCAGAACGTCCCCCTCGGATAGTGCATTGAGGATGGCGGTGTCGGTGATGATCGCCGGTGCAATATTGATGGTTGCTCCACCAACCATAGCGGGAACAGCTTCCCCCGTGCGCCCCGTTACATGCACGGCAAGTTCCGGCACGCCGCCGGACAAGTTCGTGGACAGCGCGATGGAGCATCCGTTGAACGCCTCCGGGATGGTCATGGTAAGACCAGTGGGAAGCTGCCCCGTGACAGTAGCGGTGCTGTTGTTGGTGATCGTGCCACCCGTGGTTTGGGTGATGAACGCCGGGACAATCGGAGTGTTCAGGTTCGGTGCCACATCGCCGAAGTCCGCGGGCATCAGCGGAGCCAGCTTCGTTGCCAGTGTCTGGGCAAGAACACGGCTCCCCAGAGTGTTCAGGTGCGTGTTGTCCTCGGAGTAGAGGGGATTGATGCCCGGCCCACCTGCGCTATCGGGATCGTTGGCCGGGTTGGCCAGCTCATTCCACACGTCAACGTAGATGTAGCGAGGCCAGCGTTTCCGGCGTTCCTCCACATCTGCAAACCACGCCCGCCGCGCAACATGCGTCGGTGCCCCATTCTTGGGCACGATGTAGGTCACCTGTTGGATGCCAGCGGCCTCATACAGGTCATAGATGGCGGTCATGTTGTCTATGGTGATGTTGATATCCGCCGAAGGACCATCGTTGCCCCCGCCGATGATGAACGCGAAGTCAGCACCGGAGGCAACCGCATCCGCGACTCGTTGCGGTGTGGCGCTAAGGATTTGAGCCGTGGTAGTTCCCCCGGTTCCTTCCCCAGATACTTGCCGGAGTTTCCACCCGAGTAAGTCATGCAGGGGCGCGGACCAGCCAGACACACTATGGTTGATACTACGCCCCACAGTCGCTGGCCTGTAGCCAGATTGCGTCATTTGGATTTGGCTGTCACCGTTGGTGGCGTAGCGCGGACCAGCAAGCATCACCTTGGCCGGTTCCACCGGCGCAGGTTCCTCGTTCGTGCTGGTGGCAATCGGCCATGTGCCAAGTCCGACGATACTCCCCGCCGTGGTATCGGTCGCAAAGACCTGCGCCGTCCGAACGGAAAGGATCGTCCCGGATGCAATGTTCTTGAAGGTCGCGATCTGCCCGCTAATCGTCTTGAGTCTGACGTTGCCCGCGCTGCCAATCCAGAGACTATCAGCGGCATATTCGAGCGCTTCCGTATCCGAGGGGGTGATGGGAACGGCATTCCGGGGAAATGCCATGTTCGGGGCGCGGTCGGCGAAAAGGTCGATGGTCATTGGTGTCTCGCTTTCAGGGCGTGAAGGGCGGCGCGGTCAAACTCGGGGTCCAGACCGGCGGCGATGTTCTCGGCGCGCTGCTTGGCGCTGGTGGTGGGCGGACGCTCGGCGTCCGGTGAAGCGGCAATCAGCCGGTCGCAATGGGCGTTCATCGCGGCTTCGATCTCTGCGAGGCTGGCGGTCCAGACCTCGGAAGGCGTCCAGCCAAGCCAGCCGGTCGCGCATCTGAACAAGTCCGCGTAGTAATCGCGCAGCGGGATCGCCTCGCCCGTCTGGGTGTCGTCGTTGTTCAGCAGGATCACTTGCATGATCGCCAAACACGCGGCTTGTGCGTCGAGCATGAAGGGCAAGAGCGGTTGCGTTGATGCGTAGGTCAGCAGGCGCTCGGCCTCGGCCTTGTCGGTGCAGGCGCAGCGGATCACCGTCTTGATCGCGGTGAGGGAAAAGCGGCCGATCTGGTCATACAGACCCCCCATGCCGCCTTCCTGACTGTCGAGGGCAACCGCCGCCCGCAGGGATGCCCGCAGCGTCACGGCATGGGGGCCGTGGCGCAACAGGACTTCCGGTGCGGGCGTGATCGCGGGCATGGGTCAGACCGCCATTGCCAGCTTACGGAAGGCATCCGGGCGCACGACGCTTGCACCGACGCGACGGCGGGCATGGTAACGCATGAGGCCGTTGACGCGCACCGTGTAGGGGTCGGCCAGCACCGCGACATTCAGGCGGTCATAGATGCGATACCCACGTTTGAAATCCCCGAAGATGACCGGCGTGGCATCTGCCGCAATGTCGGGCATGTCCACGGCTTCCACGACAGGACGCCCGAGGATCGTTTCCGGCTGCCCGGCCTGATAGGACGGCTGCCAGAGGTAATTGCCGTGGCCGTCTTTCAGGGTGCGGATCGTGGCGAGGGTCTTGCCGTTCATCACCCATGTGCCGGTCGCGCGATAGGTGGCGGGCAGGGCATACATCAGCGAGATCAGCGCATCCGGCGAAAGTGCGGTCTTGCTACCGTTCGCCGTGGTGGCGATGTTCGCGTCCTTCATGAAGCCCGAGGGTTCCAGCGCGGTCGAGCCGTTCACAAAGGCGAGGCTTTCCTTCTGCCCGAAGTCCTCGGCCAGCGCGGTGGTGACTTCGGAAAGCACGTTGGCGCTGTCTTCGGCCAGTTGGAGCGACAGGTCCACATAGGTTGCCAGTTCCTTCACGGCGATTTCCGACTGATCAAACGTCGGCTGACTGCCGGTGCGCGGGGTGGTTTCGCCCACCCAGATGGCATTCGTGATGCCGGTGCGTTTGGGCAGGATGATGTTCGCCGCGCCGGTGGAACGCACGTCCGAGATGGCGCGCACCGGCGAAAACTCCACCAGATTGCGGATAAACTCGTTGCTGACCTCATCCGGCATCAGGATATGGTTCGAGGTGTCGGCGGCGGTGGTCAGGGCCTTCTTGTCGATTTCGCTGCCCGTCATCAGGTAGTTGACGAAAGCCTTCTGTTCGGCATCGCCCTGAACGACAGCAGGCGCGCCAAGGCGGTTGCCCTTGGCTTCCAGCTTGTCGAGGCGCTGCACAACGGCGTCGAAAGCCTTGGCGTCGATCTGGGGCGCATCATTGGCCGGTGTCTGGGATGCTTCGTTTTCCATATGGGATTCCTTTTCGATGGATTTCAGGCTCACGACATGCGCGCCCGGATTGCAGGGTTGTTTGACGATTGAGACCTCGCGTAGCGAAAGGGCGGTGATGTTCCGGCCCTTGGTGTGGCGCTGCGCGGCTTTGGTGACGAATGCGATGGACAGCCCGCCAAGATCGCCCTGGCGGATTTGATCTGCCACTTCGCGGGCGCGGGGCACGTCATGGATCAACAGCTTGCCCTTGACGTGCAGGCCTTCCGGCGTCTCGGTGATTTCGGACCAGACACCGATAGTCTGGCCGCTGTCATGTTCCGCCAGCATCGGAAGCGACTGAGGCCGATCGAACGCGCCTTTCTCAATCACGTCACCTACAAGGTCCGTGGTGCCGAACGGCCAAGCCATGCCGGTGATCTCGCCCGTCTCGGCCACAGTCAGCGTGGCTTTGGTCTCGATTTGTTCCAGTGCTTCGGTCATGCCGGTTGCTCCTGTTCATCCTGAACACCGACGCGGGCAATCAGAACGTCCAGCGCCAGCGGGAGGATTTCGGACACGGGGCGGTTGTGCGCGTAAGTGTCCACCATGCGGGCGGCTTCCTCGGGGTGGGTGCCAGCGCCGATCAGGCCAAGCCGGATGATCTCCACCAGATCGGACAGGTGGAATTCATGGCGCATGACGCGAAAGGCGAGGGCACCGAAGCCGGTGCCGGTCAGGCGTTCCAGTTCCGCGATCATGGGATCGGTTAGGGTGAAGGCGTGTTCACCGTCACCGAAGAATGCGCGGTGGGTGATCTGGTCATTCATCTTTGGGTTCCTCGGGTGCAGCCGGGGCAGGTGCACCGCCGGACGTGGTGGTGAAGGGATTGGCGAGTTCGTTGCCCTCGGGCAGGGGTGTGAGGTTCAGACCGGCCCGGACCTCGTTCGCGGTCATGGCACCCATGCCGCGATATTGAGAATAGGCGGTCGCACGGGCCGCAAACTCCACCGACTGCATGTCATCGACAACAGCCTCGATATAAAAGGATGCGCGTTCCTCGGGCGTCAGCAGCACGCGGGTATAAGCTGCCTGCCAGCGGGCAATCCAAGGGCGCAGGGTGCCGGTCAGGAAGTCGCGGTGGCTCTGTTCAAAGTTCGACCATGTTCCGCGTGACAGTTCATAGAGAAGCGCAGGCGGCACGTTGAAGGCGCGGGCGATCTCGCGCACCTGTTCGCGCCGGACCTCGGAAAACTCGGCGTCGGCCAGCTTGAGGGCAACCTCTTTGAAGTCCATGCCCTCGTCGAGGATAGCGGTCTTGCCCGCCTGATCGCCGCCGTGGTCGCGGAACCAACTGGCACTGATTTTTTTAAGAGCTTCCGGCGTCAATTTCTCAGGGTGCTTGATAACGCCCGAGGGACGGCCACCATTGGCGAAGAACCCGGACAAGTGCTTCTCAGCAGCAAGACAAAGGCCAATCGCCTCACGCGCCAGCATGACAGGCGACACACCGCCCAGCGCCTGAATATGGAGAACATCGTGATAGGGGAGGGTCGCTTCGCCGCCATCCGAGAGCCGGATGGTATAGGACGGCTCACCGAAGTCATCGTAATCGACAGAGACGGCGGCGGGGTCCATCCGCAGCAGTTCAAGCGGCTTGCTGTCGCTGTTGCGGGTGACCTGCGCGTAGCCGTTGCCGGTCAACAGGGCGTCGGCGGTCAGTTGTTCGCGCAGGGCCTCGGCGCTAAGCCAGTCGTTCGACCAGTCATGGACAAGGCGATAGGCCGGATGATCCTTCGCGGCGTCTTTGTTCTCGGTGTAGGTCTTGAATGGCAGGGTGGCGATAGATTCCGAGATCAGGGAAACCGCGCGCTTGACTGCCGGAACACGCATCGCGCTGGCGGCGGTGACAGAAACGCCAGAGGAAGCTGGCGTGATCCCGAACAACTCGAAAATCGCCGGATCGGTCAGCTTGACGCTTTTTTGTTCAATTTCGCCACGCCCTTTGTCGGGGGCGTGGCGAGACTTGGAAAACCAACCCATCGGGCCACACTCGTTAATCAACCATGGGTATTAATATGCCTACGGTTGATCCGGGCGACAAGAGGGAATGTTATAGTGTTACATCTTCAAGTGATCCAAGTTCAGACCGGGGAAGGCTATCGCGTTAATGAGTTCGACACGCTGTTCGAGCATCCCTTGTGGCATCTGCCCATATCGGCCCGTCATTGATGCCTCGGTGTGCCCGAGGATGAAGCCGAATTGATTGTCGAGGTATCCGGCCCGGCGAAGGGCATCCGCAGCGCCATGACGGAAGCTATAGAGCGACAGGCCGCGCCCCTCTTTCAGGCCGATGCGCGTCATGTAGCGCCCAAATTCCCGCGATACATCAGCCATCATCTGCCCGCGCTCGTTTCGTTTCGCACCGGGGAAGAGCGCGGAGCCGCCTTCTTTGATCCGGCGCGCATGATAGTCGATGAAGCCAAGGCGGATCAGTTCGGGATGAACAGGAACCACGCGCATCGACCCCTCAGTCTTTACCGATTTGCCTTCGGCGGTGTCGTCGCCCTCGGTGGTGATGTGCATGATCCAATGACCATGCTGTTGTCGAACATCGCTCACGGCAAGCTGGCCAATTTCACCCGGACGCGCGCCCGAGAACAGCATGATTAGAGGAACCCAATATCGGTGATCGCGGATCAGGACATTGCCCGGCTTCGCCACATTCCGCCATTCGTCGGCGCTCTTGCAGCCCGTGAACCACGGCGAGTTGAACAGGGTTGTCAGTTGGTCGGTGGTGAAGGGCAGCGTCGGGGTCTTTGTCTCTTTTTTCAACATCAGCCCTTCGGTCGGGTTTTTGTCGAGATATCCGTTGCTCACCGCCCACGACAGAAACGCGCCGAGGCTGGATAGATAGCGGTTCACAGTCCGGTCGGCCAGCACGGGCTTGCCAACACCTTCATTCTCTTTGACGATCTGTCGAATGTTCATCCCGGCAAAGGCTTTCGTCTCCGTGGCCTTCACCGGATACTTCACCAAAAGCTGTTTCCATTCCCGAACCTCGGCCTTCGTGATCTTCGCGATAGGGAAGCTGGAACCAACAAGTTCGACAAACGTCCCAATGTCGCGCCGGGATTGGTCAACGCGGTCCTTCGCGACGCCACGCGGGTTTTCACTGGCGAAGACTTCAAAGATTTCCATAAGCGTTTCGCCCGGCTTTGCCGTCTCTCTGCGAGGGCCGATAGCGGGCTTCACCAGAGGGTCGGCGGGCTGGCCGGTGAAGTCGCCCTTGTCGCGCTCAAGGGTGCGCTGTAGCGCCTCGATCTCGGAGCGCATCATGCGTCTGGCGAGACTGATCCAGTCGGGCGTTCTCGGCTCCACATAAACCCGATTTCGTTTGAGATATTCGTTTACCTCGTCCGCGATCAGGGCCGTTTCGCCTTTCGCCAGATGCTTGCGCATGTCGGTCAACTTTGCTTGTCGGGCGGTGGCGTCAACGCTGGCAGCGTCCTTGACCACCTGAACGTCAAGGGCAACGTCTAGCGCCGCCAGAGGGTCGCGCATGTCGACCCCCTCGGTTCTGACACGTTCCACGGCGGCTTCCGTCGCGGCCTCTATCTCAGTCTCGCCCGGCAGGTTTGCCCGCACGGCATCGTCATGGTCGAGTGCTGCCTCATAATGGTCCCATACGGCATGATCCCGGTCGGCGTCTGTCAGGACGCGACGGGCGCGCAGGTCGTCAAACTCACGCCGCCAATCCTCGATGACCGCGTTGAGCAAGCGCTTCGCCTCAGCCTCATCCTTCGTATGAAGCGATCTTTTCAGGGTCGGCTTTTTCAGGATCGGAACAAGATCAAGAGGCACATCTATCCGCGCATAATAGGTGGCTCCACGCCGCCAGAGGTAAGAGATACGAGCCAT